CCCATGTTAGATCCGACCCCGATACCGAAGTACCTTTTACGGATCTCGCTCGTTAGATCGAGTTAAAGTTTTGTGCAATGTACATTCCCTGAATTAACAGGGTTATGTTTTGCAGTTCCAAACCTTCTTTTATGGTCAATCACTCGTACGGTGAATGCAGGCAATACTGATATAGATCCTTTTCTGAGGATCATCCAACGCCCTCTCTTTCTATCACCCTCTCGCCCTTAGCTGCGGCACTTCCCGGTCTTGATCTAACAACGCCGTCATGCAAGGATATCTCCAAGCACCGTCGTCGTTGGTTTACCAAGATTAGCCATGTGCACACTAAGGTGGGTCACTGTGTAGTGAAGAGTCAGGTACAGACTAATTACTAGTCCCCTGAAGGGAATTACAGTTGGAACTATTACGTAGCAAGGAGGCTCACCAGTCTCCTTACAGTCGAAGGAAGTTCTACACGATTCCCAACACGCTATTTAAATAGCTGCTGTGGATGTGGATCAGTGTCTTACAACAGTAAGACCTACAAGCCCTCGGAATAAACCGACCAAGCACGCACTGTGGACTGAGCGAATTATGATGCACTCCCTTCTTTAGGGGTGTTCTTCATCGACGCTCGTCCCATCGCCAATACTTTGGACCAGGCTCTCCATAATCGCAAATGAACCGAATCTTTAATGATTCTCGGCTCTGCCTCATCTCGTACAAATAGGTAATTTAACATTGAATACCCATCGAGTGCCTTCAGAAACGTTACAAAACGTGGATACAACATTGATAACACCCTCATTCGAGGGAAGAGACTTGCCTGATATATAAGTTCTTTGAGCTGTTCTTCCCGTCTTTGTTCAGACGAGTAGTACTGCATCATAATAACTTTATATATAGTCATTCTCCACTCAACTAGTGTATCCTTAACTTCTGCAAATTGACTTGGGGCAACCCAAAAAGTGAACGGTTGGAAAACCGATCGATCTTCGGGTTTTCTACTAAATAGATAATCCAACGGATTAGCATATTCGTACAGTACTTTTGGGGCCAGCGGATCGACAAACCCTACCGGACCTGCCGGCATTGTGTCAAGTAAAAGACCAATTAGCCTGCTGTCCAACAATATTTTCATATAGTTGTCAGCAGAGGGGCCAATTAGTGCTCCTACTCGAACCGACATGTGTCTTTCGAGTCTCTCACCCACTTTAATCATAAAGTTTGAGATCATTGCTTGAATTAGATCAGGGTTTACAGGTGCTTTAGGGTTTCCAATACTTAGGAAGTGCTCATATGAGTCTTCTTCCGAAGCGGTCAACTGCGGTACTTGGTACGCCATATACAATAGTCGGACTCGCCCATTAAGTTTCCCTATAAATTTATAGAGAGAACCTAGTACGTTAAAACCAAAACCAAACGCCTTTAACAGCGTAGGTAAGGTTAAACCGTACTTGTGCGCGAACGCCATTGCATTAGGCAGACCAGTATTAGCAGAAAAGAATTCATCTAGCGGAACAGGACTAACGTCCAGCCCTTTATAAAGGGTTCGTTTTGCGAATTCAATCGCCACGCCTGAGGTTGACATTAAGGACTTGTGAAGTCCGATTTCAACACCCAGAGCGCGACAAAGAGCTAAATAAACTCTCATCACCTCGTAATCACCTATCACCAAGTCGTCACCAAGAACGGCATAATTGGTATATAGAGCTCCAATCGGAGTTTTACCCGATTCCCACGCTGATATATTCACGATCGCATGATGGATTAGAGCCAGTGAGGCCCAGGAAGACAA